GTTAATCGTTGAACGTGCTGAACCACTTGCGTCTGGGTAAACTAAGATTCTGTTTGAAGGGTAGCGTCTTTTAATTTCTTGTGCCAAGGCATCTGTATCATTCTGTTTTGATATTTCATCTATGATAAATAACTTATCTCCAGACTTGACACCGACCACGGCATTACAGTTCATCACGTTAAAGTCCACCCCGATTCTTAACACTTCCATCTTGATGTCAAACGGTATCTGATTAATTACATGGTCGTTACGATTAAAACGGTCATAAACCTGACCGCTTGTAAGGTTTACCCATTGGCCTAACAGATAAGCTTTTATTAACTGCGGTGGATAATTTTCTTCAAGAGACTGAATGAAATTGTCAGGAAGAAAAGGGTTATCTTTTGTCTTTGCCTGAATCAATCCTGTGTCTGATTTTTTATTTTTTTCAAAGGTTTCAAATGCCCAGCCATGACCTTCAGGAGTTGTTGTTGCATAAAACTGTTGAACATTTCCAGACCTAAGTCTTGCCAGTGCCATGTTCATTGCCTGTTCTGCATCACGTTTTGGAACAGTATCTGCTTCATCAAATCCCACTGCACAGAGGTTCTGCCCTCGTAATCGCTGATATGTAAGCATAGTTCTAAGCAGGATTGTATGTGTACCTTCTGCAAATTCAAGATTGTATTCAGGTAATGGTGATGCTCTAAATGTGTATGGGATTTGCCATTGGTCTAGAAGTTCATTCATCGTTCTTTGCAGAATATCTCTAAGCATTGGCGCAGTCGGTTCAAATATTGCTGACACATGACCAACATTGAGTGCTGCCAATATGCAAGATTTTGATATTAATGCGTGTGTTTTACCAGCACCGAATCCACAGACAAGAGCCAGTTTTCTATGATCAAGGTCATCACAAAACTTTGATTGATGCGGAAGTAAATCTTGATTTATACGCTCTATTGCTTCACTTGCTGTCGGTAAATCATAAGCACCGATTTGATATAAAACATTTCCTGGTCTTGCCGTATCTAAAATGCTCACGAAACAATCTGTGCAAGTTTGGCTGCTGTATTGATCGCACCAAGAGCAATGTGATAATGACCAGCTTTTCTAGCCTCCATCTGTAAGGTGCTGCATTGCGCCAAAAGGTCAGCCACCATTTGGGGTCTTTCCATATCCCAATCCTTCTTTAACTCCTCTCTAGCTATGTTTATGTATTTACAGCAGGCTCTCTCCCCCACCCCCCAGTTCTCGGCTGCATAACGTACGCAGTCGGATCTGCGGCCACCGTTTGCAATAATACGAGCAAACTTTTGTGACCTGATTATTGTTTCAGCTTTTGATCCTTTTTTACCCATTAATTAGATGATACACGTTTTGCTTTGTTACCTGTAAAATCCTCCCACCTTTTAACGATCACATCGCAATATTTAGGATCTAACTCCATTAAAAATGCTTGTCTTTTAAGACGTTCAGCAGCGATTAAAGTTGAACCAGAACCACCAAACAAATCTAAAATAATGTCGCTAAAGTTTGTAAAATCTAAAAAAGATTTTTCAGATAATGCAACTGGTTTTTGAGTTGGATGTACATATTTTGTTCCAGCATCTTTTTTTATATCCCATACAGCCATACTTCTTTTGTTTTTAAATTTAGGAGAGCCTTTTACACAAAAAAGAGCCATTTCATAATCCACAGCATATTGACCTTTTAAATCACCCATACCTCCTCCACCTTTATACCAAATAATTGTTTGTTTATAAAAACTTTCAAATTGCTTTCTCCAAATTGGATAAACATGATGACTTGTCCAAACAAAAGCTGGTGAGTTTTCTTTCAAAAAATCCCAAATTATGGGGGCAATGTCTAAAAATTTATCGTCATTTTTCAAAATTTCGAATTTATTACTCATATTAGATTTGTATTCGACACCATAAGGAGGATCAGTAAAGACCATATCAGCCTTATTGCCATCCATTAGTTTTTCAACGTGTTGAATATTTGTAGAGTCACCACATAGAAGGCGATGGTTGCCAAGAATATATAAATCACTCTCTTTTGTAGTAGGTTCTTCTGGTACTTCTGGAACATCATCAGGATCTGTTAACCCCTCGGCTGGTAATACCTCTGTCTCTCCAAGTAATTCTTTTAAATCATCATTATCAAACCAGGGATTAAGGTCATGCTCCTGGCTTAATTCTTCAAGCATATTTATATCCCATTCTGAAAGATCCGAGGTTCTGTTGTCTGCAAGTGCAAGACCAACCTTTTCATCTTCTGAAAGCCCAGTTCTTTTTACGGCAATAATTTCATTACCATCTGTTTCTATGACTTTAAGATTTTTTATACCTGCTGCCTTTGCACCAGCGATTGTTCCATTGCCTGCAAGTATGCGATTGTTTTCATCAATCACTATTGATCTTGCAGCACCAAATTTTTGAAGTGATTCTTTTATAAGTTTTGAGGAACGATCAGTACGCTTGCGAGCATTTTTATGATCGTTTTGTAAATCATTAATTGAAGTCATAAGTTTATAGTAGTTCAGTATTAAAAAATAACAAAATAAGACTCATTTAAGACTAGGTGATGTTCTCACGTTCTTAAGTGTACCCAGCAATGCTTAAGACTTACCTAACCCTATATATCCCCCTATATTATCTATTATTATATATATATATAAAACATAGAGAACATAGAGAACATATATATATAAGATAGTTATAGCAGGGATTTTAAGCGTTCCCAGTAGTGAGAACAGGGGTGAGATCAGGTAAGAACCATACCCATTTAGGTGTTCCTTCCAGTCGTTTCCTTTTGCGTTCATAATGTAAGGATTTGAGAATGGATGAGACAGTCATGATGTCAGATTTTGTTTGTCTTTCGATTGGTTTCTCCACTGCTTCAGTTAATAAAAGTTCAATTGTTATATCTTTTACATCGTTAGCTGGATCATTTAAATATTTGGTTATTACAGAAAGCCATGGGGAATCAACCATATAACCGAGATTTTCTTTTTCAATCTGATTTTCCTGTTCAAAGGATAAGAAGTGCGATTCTTTATTTTTAAAGGCATGAACCGCAGCCGACCAAATACTATCTCTCTCCAACTGAAGAGAGTCAAGATCAATTGATTTTGTATTGCAGGGTATTATATGAAATCTTCTGTTACCTGTGTCATCTATTAATAAACCTGATTCTTTGTTGGTTGATCCGACAATAATGCCTCTTCTTGGCCATTCTTCAACAGCTTTACCATATGGAACTCTGAGTAAGTCAGTTGACCTTGATAAAAAAGCTTTTATTGTACCTGCGTGTTTGCGACTTGTGACCCCATCAATTTCAGACCACTCCATACCCCATGAACGATGTAGGACAAGAAGATCATCCTTTGAAGATATATCACCGAGAGCATCTGAGAAGAAGGGGCCGAACAATGTCTGCCAAAATGATGATTTCTTTATGCCCTGTGAACCTTGGAGAACAGTTGCCGAATCATGCTTACATCCTGGAATATAAACTCTCCTTACTGCGTTGATGAGGGTAAGTTTTAGCATCACATCATATATGGTTGGCTCTTTTAGGTTTTGATCCTGTGGCCGAAGATATGTTGAGGCAAGTCTGTCTATATAAGTTGGTTGGATTTCGTTGTAGCAGTGATCAAGATATAGTTTTACAGGATCATATTCATTTTCATGAGCTACTTTGAGGAGGCAGTCGATTGCCATTTCTTTTGGCACTTTGTAACCAAGTTCTGCGAGTGTCAGGTAGAAAAGTTCAATATTTTTTATTACTTTGCCATCCATTTCTATTGAATGAGAAAAAGTATTGAATCTTATCTCTTGTTTTAGGTTGCGAAGAAAATTTATTAGTTCCTGTGAAGTAAGTTGTTCTAATTTACGAGGAACAGGTGTTGGTTCTTCTGTTGGTTTTATTGATGTTGGGAAAGATCGTGGTGGTGGAGTCCAACCATCTTCTGAAGCAAACTTTTGGAGAGTGCCAAGGGAAACCCCAGATGACTTGAATGAAGCCCATTTCTTTTCACATTCTCCTGATTGATATTTACTGTTCTTCTGTGATAGCTGTTCCCAATCGTGAAGTAAAGAATTATCACCTACTGAATGTGCAGCCATGCCTATCTTAAGCCAGGCATCATAATCATCAAGCCGATTTGGATTTATTGATTGTAAAAGTGATCGTGCTTTATCTGTATCTGAATTTAATGTTTGTATCTGTGGAGTTTTTTTCTTCTGCTCCATCATCTTTTCGATTATGGCAAAGGGAGCTTCTGCAATTTCAAGATCTTTTGGTGATCGATTTTCCATCCATCTGTAACCGTCAGTCTTTGGGTGTTTCCCAGATACTATTGATTGCGTACCATTCCACCGCAATTCTATTTGTTCAACAGACCCATCCTCATCTTTTACACCTGTCTGAAATTTGCGTGTCTTTATCTTTGACCAATACTTTTCTGGGACTTGATAGATTATTTGAAACCTACCAACCCGACCAGATGTGACCATCCATGAGGGAGGTAGAGAGGAGAGAGAAAAACCCCATTCACCTAATATTTTTGCTGCCGATGGCCCATCATGGTCGAGGAAAAGAAGGCCACCTGATGGAGTTCCACAGCAAACACCGATACCTGTAGATTTTTTAGAGGAGATTTCTTTAAACAATTGTGAGCGTGTAAGTGGATTATTCTGCCAGTCGTTTTGATAGGGTCTTTTATTTTGAACGGCAACAAAACCCCAGTGCTTGGGAAGGCCAAGCAGTTC